CCGTATTACGCAATATGAGCGCACTAACATAAGGTAGCACCTCCCTCAGGAGCTGTGTATCTATGAACTTCTCATCGTGAGCATACTTCATCCTTGCTTTCTTCCTAGGCTGTATCAAATCTCCATCAGGAGTGTGATAATCAGCCAAGGGCGACGGCAAGGTCGTTGTAGGCCACAACGATCCATAGAAAATGGAGGGAACCAGCTTTGTCCGATTTGCCATGCGTGGTTGTTTAGAAAAACGCAACGCATTGAAACCCTCAATAGTGGCTTCAGGTTGAAAATCATCGAATTCCTCCAAATAGGGATCTTTCTCATCCTCAACCGTGTCCATATATAACGTTTTAACAAATCTTTGTATGGTAGCAGCTTCGAAAGCTACCCCAACACACACTTTTGTCGTTGGAACTAATCTACCAAAGGGATCTGTACTCCCCGCCGTATGAAACCCTAAAAGTTTCGGCGTAGGGAAGCGCGGATCAGTGGTAACAATTGGTGTACCGCAATCTCCCTTCATAGTTATTGCATTGTACCGTAATTTATACGAATAAAATTCATCACCGAATGTATAAGACTGCTTGGCACCAATGGCCACAGTAAGATCGCTTAGAACAATTGCCTCGTTTCTAATCAAGGGCATGAGGGCCTGGTAATTATTACCATCCTTCAAATCTCCCTCCTCGGGCAAGTATCTCAGCAAATCACTATGTGCTCTACATGCTGTATTGGGCAATCTCATTGCCATCAGATCTCTATCCTCCTCGTAAACAAAAAGGATGTCTGGTGAAGCCCAATCTATGGTAAAACTGGTGATTTTAGTCATAGGATTGCGGAACTCCACGATCTGGGGTTCGTCATCAGCAAAGAACGTACTTATCGTGTTCTCATAATGTGCTGGAACAACAAAAGTTCTATCGGTTACAAAGATGGCTGTTCCAATATTCTTACCCTCAACGGTATGTAAGGAATACCAATTTCTCTTCATTATGGACATCAAAAAGGCAGTATCTTGCAATGCCCCAGACTGGGGTGTGTATGTGCGCAATCTGACCTTCTTTTGTTGAGCTTTCGGTATCTTCCTGTAGTTAGGATTGATCTTGATCATAGCCTTCCTCACAGGAGGAGAAGTACTAGTCACGTTGGGACTTTCTGGGTCCAAACTCAAACCTGAAAAACTTTTCCAAATATAAGCAACGGCAACAAAGCCAGCAACTCCTTTACAAAAGTTTAAAAACATGGTGCCATCAGGCCTAAGTCTATGCGCATGTGGCTTAATATGCTTAGTAAAAGCAGCATCTAACTTGTCCAATATACTATTCGATACAGGCTCTGTGACAGGATCCACATGTGGATCGAATTCACTTTGGCAATCACCGAACACTTCTTCCGACTCCGCAGACTCACTTTCAGGAGCAAACTTTGTCTTGATGTATTTGTGGAACGCCAACATCCTATTGCCAGACTCTGCGTTAAAGACGTATTCCTTGTAAATGGCTCTCACCAATTGCTCAAAGTCCAGAATCTTGCAAGATGGATTGGGCACACCTTTGGCCATGTCCCACTCTATGAATTCGCACGCTTGCATCACAAAAAAGGAGGACGGATCTTCATCCACAAGGGGATGAGCTTCCCTAACCTTATTCAAGTCGAGTCTCCTCTCCCAGAATGAATTCTCCGTTCCATCTCTACAAAATTGCAGTTTAGGTACTTGAAGATATTGAAATTTAAATCTTCTAACTATCGCTTCATTACTAATTACGCTATCAAATTGTATCTTATGCCTATTCGTTGTGGCAAAGACAAATTTGGGCCTAGCATAATGTTTCGATTTATCAGATACAGCTGAAAAGTGGAGGTGATAAGGCGCTGTATTCAGGAGACGAATAATCTCAAAGGCATCAGGATTGGGAGTCCCAGCAGTATCGCGCCTCTGTCCGAAGTCATCATAGATGACCGCCCAATGGCGCCTCTTATAACCGTCCCAGAACTCATTTTCATTATTTCTAAAGAAAGCAAAATCGTTATGGTTATTAAGAAACTCCTTATACAAATCGGGAGGTAAGGCTTGAGACAATACCGCCAAAACAATCGGTAAGGTATTAGTAGATTTCCCGACCCCAGAAGGACCGCAAATACATATACCCACAGATTCATCTCTAGGTCCGTTATTAGGAGATA